CATCTACTTATGCTGCTGCTGCATTAGCTCTTGTCGCTGCGTCAGATACTATTGATGTAGTTATTGCTGGTGCTGCTGCTGCAACTGGACGCTTACGTGTCTATGCAGTAATTGCAGATATTTCGGCTGCTCACACTGAGGCTGCTTCAGCCCAACGTGACTTGCTGTAATACAGTACTAAACTTAGGGGCTGGCTTTATGCTGGCCCCTTTGGTACATTTTAAGGAAACATAATGGCACTGACTTATCTTTCATTAACTAATGATGTTATTACTCGCATGAATGAAGTTGTACTTACGGCCTCAACTTTTACAGATGCTAGAGGTGTTCAAGTACAATGTCAAAATGCTATTAATGAATCTATAAGATATATTAATCAAAGAGAATTTGGTTATTCATTTAATCACTCTGAGAATATTTCTACTTTAGTTCCGGGTCAATGTAAATATGTTGTACCTACGAATACTAAATCAATAGATTACAATACTTCTAGGATTAAAAAAGAAACTTCTGTTAATGCTTCAGGTAATAGTTTAACAGTACTTGATTACAATGAGTATATTAAAAAAGGATTTGCTAGTCAAGAAGATGAAGTTATTTCTACAACTCTTAATGGTTCCCATTCAAACTCTGTAACAACTTTAACACTAGCTTCTACTACAGGTCTAACAGCAACAGGGACTGTTTATATTAGCGGAGAACAAATTACATATACTGGAATATTAGGTAATGATATTACTGGTTGTACTAGAGGAGCAAATAGTACAACAGCAGCAGCATATAGCAGCGGTATAGCTGTAACACAATTTGATAATGGGGGTGTACCTAGAAATATAGTTCGTACTCCAGATAATAATTATTTATTATATCCTTATCCAGATAAACAATATACATTAGCATTTGATTTTTTTACATTCCCAAACAATTTAACCGCACACGGAGATACTACAAGTATACCAGAAAGATTTGCACCTGTTATTGTAGACGGTGCTTCTGCTTTTGTGTATCAATATCGTGGTGAAATGCAACAATATCAATTAAACTTTGGTAGGTTTGAACAAGGCATTAAAAATATGCAGAGTTTGCTTATTAATAAATATGAATATATAAGATCTACAGTACTTATAACACCTAGGGGTTCTGCTAACTTTATGGCAGGAGTTATTTCTTAGTGCCTGATAATTCCCAAACAACACCTGCAGCATTTAATCTTGAAGGTGGTTTAGTTTTAAACCGTGCTTCTTTTCTTATGCAACCGGGAGAAGCTTTAGTTTTAGAAAACTTTGAGCCTGACGTTGAAGGTGGGTATAGGAGAATGAATGGCTACCGTAGGTTTGTTAATCATGTAGTACCACATACAACTAGTATTAATGAAAAAGTAATAGGTGTAGCTCTTTTTGAAGACAAAGTAATAGCATGTAGAGGAGAAAAAATATTCTCTGCTGCTTCTACTGAGTTAGCATTTGCTATAAATGCAAGTACATCTATGTCAGGCTCTGGTGTAATTAAAGTAGACAGTGTTGCAGGATTTGCAACAAGCGGTAGTTTACAGTTAGACTTAGAAATATTTACTTATACAGGTGTAGATGCTGCTTCAATCCCCAATGAGTTTACAGGCGTAACACGTGCTACAGAAAATACTATTGCAGCAATACATTTATCTAGAATAACTGTTTCTTCTCCTTGGACAGAAATAGATACAGGCAGAACTAATGCTAGTAAATATAGATTTGAAAGAATTAACTTTGATGGGAATCAAAAAATTGTATGTGTTGATGGAGTAAATGCACCTGTAGTTTTTAATGCAGCCCTTAGTGCAACTGATATTTCTACCAGTGCTATTGTAGGCTCTAAATTTGTATCTTCGTTTAAGTCACACATGTTTTACGCAGGTAAATCTACAACTCCAGAGCTTCTTAACTTTAGTGCGCCATCTAATGAAGATGATTTTGGTAGTGGTAATGGTGCAGGTACTATCAGAGTAGACGATACTATTACAGGAATAAAAGTCTTTCGTGACAGTCTTTTTATATTTTGTGAGAATAGGATATTTAAACTAACAGGAAGTACAGTCTCTGATTTTGCTATTGTACCTGTTACTAGAAACATTGGTTGTATTAACGGTGACACCATACAGGAATTTGGTGGTGACTTAGTATTCCTTGGACCTGATGGACTTCGTACAGTTGCTGCTACTGCAAAAATTGGAGACACAGAGTTAGGTACAATAAGTAAAAACGTACAGTCTATCTTTGACAAAAATATTAAAGACTCTTTATTATTTGAGAGTGTTGTTATACCAGACAAGACACAGTACAGAATATTCTTTACTAAGAATAATGAATCTGATAGTATTACAAGAGGTATTACTTGTGTTGCAAGAGAGCAAGGTTTTGAGTTTTCTGAAGTACGTGGTATAAAACCTTCTTGTACAGATACTTTTGTTAAAGCAGGTGATGTTATTGTATTACACGGAGATTTTTCTGGGCATGTACACAGACAAGATAAAGGAAATACTTTTGATGGTATACCAGTATTAGGTAAATACAGAAGCTCTGATTTATCTTTTGGGGATACAGGCATACGAAAGCATATGCAAAGAGTTATTATTAACTATAAACCTGAGTCTGCTTTAAATGCAGAATTAGTAATGAGATATGATAATGAAGATGCAGACTCTTCAAGACCTTCTCCATACTCTTTAGATTCTAGTACAGTTGCTGCACAGTTTGGATTAGCTGTATTTAGTACTGCTGGTGGTGCAGTTAGGTTTGTTTTTGGTGGACCTTCTCAACCTCTTGTAAGACAACCAGTAGAAGGTTCAGGTTTTTCTGTCGTATTAAGAATAAATGATGGGGGTGAGTCTGCACCTTATTCCCTTAAAGGTTTTCAGTTAGAGTACACATTAGGAGCAAGACGTTAAATGGGCGCTACATACACAAGACAATCATCTTTTACTGATGGCGATGTCATTACCTCAGATCTCTTTAATAATGAATACGATCAAATATTAGCTGCTTTTGCGGCTAGTACAGGTCACACTCACGATGGTACTGCTGGAGAAGGCGGTCCTATATCTTTAGTAGCATCTGACAATGTTACTATAGGTACTGGTGCAGGTGACATTACACTTACTTGGGATGGTGGCTCTAACAATGGTGCTATCATCTGGAGTGAAGATGAGGATTACTTTACGTTCTCTGATGACATCTTGCTTGCTACATCAGAGAAGCTACAGTTCCGTGATACTGCTATCTACATTCACTCTAGTGCTGATGGTCAACTTGATCTTGTAGCTGATACAGAGATCCAGATTGCTGCTACTACTATTGATATGAATGGTATACTAGATGTATCAGGTAATTTACTTGTAGGCGGTAACCTTACAGTTGCAGGTAATGCTACAGTAACAGGTACTACTACCTTTAATGGCGGTACAATTACTCTGGGTGATGCAGCGGCTGACAATGTTGTCTTTGGCGCAGATGTTGACTCAAACATTATACCTGATGATGATGATACATATGATCTTGGTTCAGCTTCTCAGCAATGGCGTAACATATTTATTGATGGTACAGCAGAGGTAGATACTCTTTCTATTGATGGTACTGCTATTACTTCCACTGCTGCTGAACTTAATCTTTTAGATGGTGTAACCAGTACTACAGCAGAGTTAAACATACTTGATGGAGTAACTTCTACTGCTGCTGAACTAAACATCTTAGATGGTGTAACGTCTACTGCAGCAGAGTTAAACATCCTTGACGGTGTAACCTCTACCACAGCAGAGCTAAACATTCTTGACGGAGTTACAAGCACTGCAGCAGAACTAAACATTCTTGACGTAAGCAACAGTACAATAGGTGATCTATCAGAGATAGCTACTGTTGCAAGTGATGACGTATTCTTAGCCATTGATACATCTGGTGGTGGCTTAAAGAGAATAACAAGAAGTGCTGTTGTATCAGGCTTGGCTACTTCTAGTGCTATCTCTAATGTTGTTGAAGACACTACGCCACAGCTAGGTGGTAACTTAGATGTTTTAGCTCGTACTATTACAACGTCTACATCTAATGGTAATATTGCTATAACACCTAATGGTTCTGGTGTTGTTCTGATTGATGGCTTTGTAGGTATTGAAGCGGGTCTTATTGACCTTAAAAATAGTGGCTCTGCTGTTTCTCAAATAAAGTTTTATTGTGAAAGCTCCAACGCCCACGCACAAACACTTATAGGTGCACCCCACGCTGAAAGTGGTTCAAACACTCTTACGTTACCAAGTAGTGGTGGTAACTCTCGTCTGTTATCAGCAGCTTCAACTGCAACACTAACAAACAAAACTCTTACTGCACCAAAAATAGTTGAT